GTTCTGGCATAAATGTATTCAATCTTAACTTAAAAAACGAACCTTTTGAATCACATGATATCCGCGTAGCTACCGTATCAAAAGGAATAATAGTTTCTTCAGTTACAGCATCTTTTATACTATAGTAACTTGAAGTAGGCAACCTATCCGCAGTTAAATAAAAAGAACTAGTTTGATAAGTTTTTGTTGGATATTCCGGACGAACACCTATTCTAAATATTGCTTTATCAGCTTCGTAATAACTAGGTCTTATATTTTTAAAATATGCAACATATGTTTCGCTTGATATTTCTGAATATGAACCGGTACCTGATTGTATGCTGTCATCCCAAGCTACTTCCATTCTAGGAATAAAAATAGTATTTGTATCTCGTCCGTAGAATTTGATACTTCCTAATATATCACCTGATAACTCATCAGTAGTAGATCTTTTAATAATTAACCCGTTATTTGTAATACTGCCATCAATCCATTTAGATACTATATCGGTAATATTCATTCTTATATGAGGTAATTGATTTGAAAATGATTGACTAGCTTCATACCCGGAGCCAGTTAACCATGTTCCGCCACCTTGAGCTTCAGTCGCTGAAGCATCTCCACTACTCGCCGCAGAACCAGTGTTCCAGCGAGTTCCTGGATCAATAGCATCTCTATAATACCATGAGGCTCCAATTTTTGTTTCCGGAGTATCATGTTTATATCCATTTCCGTTATCCCATGATTCAGACACCGGAAATGCTTTTAAATTATATGACAATGTTAAATCAGATGCATCCGCGGCTGTCATTGTTAAATAAACAGATGAAGATCCGACAGCATTGCCTATAGGAGGAATATCGCCGTTAACTATTGACTGTGATAACGCCGTTATATTATTATTACCAATATCTAACAATATACGAGAATTATAAGTGTTACTTTGAATAATACCACTTAATTTAGAACCAGATGCAATTTTTGTTAATTCTAAAATCTGGTCTATACCCGTATTTTGTTCGGGTGTCCGTTCATATATTGTAGCATCTCGTTCTGTATAATATAATTGATACATATGACTATCCTATTATTCTAACTTTTATATCTTTGTTCGGATACCGTACTTCAAAAATCATTGGATCTAAACTTGGGTAAATAATATTATTTTTCGTGGCAGCACCTAATTCATAAATATATTCAGAATAACCTAACGCTGTATTAAACAAGTTAGATAACTCGAATCGAGCTACGGTTTGTACACCACGTACTTTATCCAATTCAGACATGATATTTGGAATGATAATCGGTGCATTAATCTGCATTCTATCGACGCTGAATAATTCTTTTAAACGGTTGACAACACGTAATTGAACTTCCTGATTATTTGCATTTGGCGTTATTACAATATCACATTCAATACCAATGTTTACAATATATGCAGTTTTTATGTTAATTGCATCTGTTAACATACGGAATTGTGATAAGTATGTACGAAGATTTTCTTTTAATGCTGTGTTCAATGGTACTAATTGCTTTTGATCGTTGAAGGCTAATGTATATAAATTTAATGCTAACGGATTTGATATAGTTTCTCGTGGATATGTTACATCTGCAGTATTTTGCTGACTATCACCAATAATATAAGCTTTAGCAATACTTCCAAATTTAGCTGGCATCATATAACATCTTGCGATATAATCTTCACGTGTTATCATACGATTTTGAGATGCAAAATTAGCCATAGCACTTTGACGTATAGAATTAATATCCTGTTTAGATGCACCGCCGGTTGCTGGTATAGGATTATTAATGGCCACTGATGATTTAACAAATGACAGATCGATATCTGCTGTATTTGTACTATTATATTGAATATCGATAATCAAATTGATTTTGTTAGCAGCAATGTTATCTGCTATAGAACCACCGGTGGTATATTTAACTGTCAATGTTTCGTTATTAGGAGCCAATCCATATGTACTAGTACGTAAAAAGTTTGTAGGATCGACATCAATAGTAGTTGTACGGTTAAGATATTCCAATCCCATACCAACGTTTTTTGGATTTGGTATCAATTCTTCATCTGAATCTGAACTAACACCAGCACCAAATTGAATATCAATTTTATTATCATTTCGTACTCTTGTGACAAATCGTCTAGGCGTTCTTTTAAGTTTTAATATATATGGTACTGAACTACGGTATTCTGATAATTCTGCATCATTAAATGGAATATTAGCTATAGCATCAAATACTGTATCTTGAGCTAGGTAATTTACTTGTGTCCATTCATCGCCTGTATTACTAGTAATATCAATGATATCAATTACATTTGTTTCCGGTAATGTGATTTTATCATATGCCTTAGGAGCTTCAAAAATATATTCAGCAGTACGTACAATTCCGGATTTGGCAGGTACTTGTTTTCTTAACAAATAAAATTCTACATTGCCAGATGTATCAATTGAATATACAGATACTTCACGAGGATCGGCAGCATTATCAGAAGCGAAATCAACCGCCTGTGTTGTTATAAAACCAATACCATCTTCGGTTTGAACTTGCATGTTTTCTTTAATAGATAATGCATAATTATAATCAGGCTCAGTTGCATTCCCAGTTCCTTTAGCTGGTATCAATTGAAATATATCCAACAAAACAGTTGCTGGTGTATTTAATCTTGTTTGATAACCAAATAATTGAGCTAACTGTAATACATTAGCATTTTCTTGAGCATTAGATAAAACCGATTCTCTAAATGATTGGTCAGTATAATATGATAAAACATCACCGACATATGACGCCATTTCAATAAATAACATTCCCGGGGATGACTCGTTAAAATCATTGTATGTATTTGGAAAGTATTGTCGTGTAAAGTTTATTAAATTTTGTCGGAATTGTGCAAAATCTTTATTTAGATACTTTACGTCTTTTTTAACTAAGTTCATTTATCATCCTTTAAAATATTCCTGTTTGTACTAACTGTAATGGCACATCGTCTAACTCAGATAAAATGATTTCATTTTCATTAGCTAATACAATGATAACACGTTCTGCTAACGCGCTTGTTACTGTATATCTAATACGAATAGCAAGCGAATAATTATTAACGTCTCGAATCGCTCGTATTTCTTTCACATTGATATATGGAAGCCATAATTTAATATCAGCCTCTAACGATAATTGCAAATCTTCAACAACTAGTTCAGTATTAGGTTCAAATAATGTTTTTTGTATATCCGTTCCGAATGTCGGTTGTAAATAACGTTCGCCTTTCGCGGTTAACAGTAAATTTTTCAAATTACTTATTGATTGTTCTTCCGTTGTATATGATTGCCGAAAAACACTACCACCGCCAACAGATCCAGATAATGCGTTTTGAGACACCGTACGACCATCCGCCGCTTTATTAAATGGTAATAAAATACCAACGGCTCTATCCGGGTTTGAATTATTTGGTTCATATTGGTATATCGGCCTTGCCATTATCTACCTTTTTTCTTGTCAATTGCTTTCATTAAAGCGGAATAATCTTTTGTCATTGCATTAACAACAGTTGCAACCTTTTCATTATTTGTATTGACCGGTCGGCCATCTAAATCCGTCGGAGGTGCAACCATTGGTTGATTCATTGGTGCGTATGCTTGAGCCATTTGCGAATTAAATGAAACTGAATCCCAATTTTCACGTAAAGGGCTCGTTTCATTTAATAAATCGTTTAACATGGAATTTTTTGAATACTGTCGTGATTTAGTTTTGCGTTGCATTGGTACTGGTTCATCCAACATTTCATGTAAACTTAAACCATGTTCAATAGTTTTGGAATGGTCTGTCTTGTTCTCATTCAATAACGCACGCATTTCATTACGCACCGCTTTTGTAACTTCTTCTCTGATAATTTTTCGTAAAATATCTGCAAATGATTTTTTGTCCATACTTATCCTTTTTATTTTATATAAATATGTGCTAATACCAAATACCGGTTATTGGACGCCGGTTGTCTTTCTACGTTTATTATTCGGTAACGGAGGTTTTAACGGAGGTGGTGCATACGGCGATA